TGGCGGTCTCGGTCGGCGCTGCCGTGCTGTTCGGGCTGTGGCCGGCGCTACGCGCTGCGCGAGTCGATCTACACGGCGCACTGAAGCAGGGCGGCGCGCGGGGCGTTTTGGGTGGAGGCTCTGGCGAGTCGGTACGCGGAGCGCTGGTCTCGGCCGAAGTGGCGCTGGCGCTGGTGCTGACGCTTGGCGCCGGCTTGCTTTTCCGCAGCTTTCTCGCACTGAGCGCGGTGGACTTGGGATACCACACTGATGGCCGAATAGTGCTGACAGCCAGCATTCCCGCCAGGACCGAGGCGCAGCACATCCGGGCCGGCGCGACCTTCGGATACGATGGCGACGTGATTTGCCTTAATGTCACGCATCACACCGTCATATGTCAAGCCGTCGGGCGTGACGCCTGGGGTCATGTCGGCCCGATAGCGGTAGCCGGCGGATAATTCGCGCTGCTCGCCGCTGTTGATTGCTTCAATAGCATCCGCGCGCCAAACCGACAGGGGGGCACGTAGAAATGGTGCCTCGAAGCACACATCAGTACCAATAGATCCTACGACGAGTTCTGTGGCGGGTTCGTCCGCAGTGACAGGAATGTGGTGCATCAAAAGAGGCTTACCCGCAAAAGACGGGGCCGCCGCAGCTAATTCCGCCGGGTCACGATAGAGTTGATAAATACGGTCCGGATCGAGGCCCAGCGCGGCGCCATTCGGAATTTCCCGGCCATAATACCCACAGATATTACTTTTCGAGATGTTCGTCATCTCGACATGTAGATGCCCGTCCGCATCTATTCGACGCGCGCTACGGTCAAGAGCTAAGGAGGTATTGAGATGCAGATCCATGGCTCCCCCACGATACGGGGGAGCCGCGTTATGGTCAACGGGGTATCGGCCAACTTATCGGCCAAATCAATGGCCGATAGCCTCTAATTGCCCGTAACTACAATGAAGTCTATTTCCGACGCGCGGGTCTCGACGCCGTTATAGGTAGCGGTGAGATAGTACCAATATGTTCCCGCAGGAACACCCTGTGCGAGATATGCGAGCCCCGTCGTGCTGACTTTCGTGAATGGTCCGGTGGCCGCCACCGAGGCGTATAGGTTGTACGTGACAACAGCATCGTTGGGCAGCGGGCTTCCATCATCGAAAGTTGTCACCGGAGCCCAACCGAAAGCGATAACGGGCCACGTAACTGCGGAGTCTTGGGCATCCGCAATCGCAGCTAGCCCGAGTAGGGTAAGAGCAAGAAAAAGCTTCTTCATGACAGAACTCCTAGATACGTGGGGGAATCCCCGTCCCAATATGCGCCGGACGATCGGCTGATACGCCCGCTTCGGTATATTGCGGGGGCGAGTGGTCCTTAAACAACTGCTTGAGATGCGCCGCCACGTTGGCAGCCTGAGCCAACACCGCCTCAATATCCGCCTTCGGTGGCCGATCATCCGTAAACTTCCCGCACGCTATGGCGTCAATCATGATCCCACAGCATGCGCGGACACTAGCCAACTCCATAACCATCGTCGCAGGGTCACGATCCTGTCCGTTCCACCATTTCTTCATATGGCGACGCATGGCTCGATTATACGTGGATGCCTTCACGCCCACCACGCGCCAGTTATATTGACCGTACTTCAGTGCGCCCTCCAAAAACGCAAGACTCTCCTCGATGATGGCAGTATCGGGTACAAGACCCAGGGCTACCTTCGCATCACCGAACGCCTCTTTGGGATTGGACTCTTTCTTCATTTGTTGCCCCAACGAAGACCGTTAAACCAGCGCCGCAGCGCAAAAGATCGGGCGAATGACACTATGGTAAAGAGACAGCCCATGACAAAATTCTGAAATATTCCCGGACGGGGCAGCCCCACCATGGGCAGTATGATGAAATTGGCGAGATAATTGATGGTGAAACCGACGGCGATGTTTGCCCATGATTCGGCAAATGAGCTTAGTTTTGTTTGTGCCATAACTGACGAGAGTGTCAGATTGTGAACTTGCCGTCAATCAAGTTGATCAACTGTCGCTTATCATCGTGCTGCTGGAGGATATGCGTCTGCATCCAGGAGGACGGTCCGTGTGTATAGTTCGCCCGCCGCGCCGTGGATGTGCCCGCTTGAGTGCACCCCTCCTCAATGCCCGGGGAGTGACTATGGAAAATGTTGGACTTAGTGCCGGTGCGCGCCAAATTCTTACGACTGCCGCGCGATCCATTCGGACCATAGTTGCCGTGCATGTCGTTGCGAATACTGCCCACCATAAATACTTCGTCAAGCTCCAATACGCGCGACTGCGGCACGTTGGCTTGCTCGAACAGCCACTTGAATGGGTCAGGGTATCCCGCACCCAATTCTCGGAAATGGCAATTGTTAGCCAAGTACGCGCCCACGCGGAGACCGAACGGCGCGTTGAGCGGATCACGGAAACCGTTCTGGATACCGTCCAACACCCAGCGCCGTAGCATATCGTTGTGGTTAGACGCTTGAATGACGTTCTGGATGCCGGGAAAAGTACGTTTGCGCACGTGCGCAATCGATCGAATGACTTCCTCCTCAATATTACGACGACCCGCCTTCTCCTTAGCCATTCGCAACACTTGGTCCTTATCATCGTGATGCTTGATGCTGTCGGCGTCCAGGAGGTCCGCCCATAGTACAATCTCCGGGTTCAGAGTTTGCACTAAGCCGTCCTTACGGAACGTGGCGTCATCAACCTGGGGGTCCACGAAATCAACATGCGTGTCGCCCTGGCCGAGCAGTCGAGGGCGTGGCGCCTTTTTCGTCTTGCCGTTGGGCAGATACATGATGCCGCGTAAGCCATCCGTCACTGCGTTCAGGGATCTGGAGTAATGCAACTGGCGTAAATGAAACGTACCGCCGTCCAACTCAACAATGACCGCCGACAACGAATGATGGAACTCGCCGATTTTGCCAGTGCGCGACTCCGTATAGTTCGGCACAGTACAGATACCCGTGGTTGTCAGGATCTTCGGCATGCGTCCTGACGTAGGAACCGTTCGATACTGCAGTTTCGCGTGACCTACGATGCCCGATTGCTCATGGGACATACTGTCCAAGCTGGACAACGGCTGCGCCGCGGTAGGCTGTGTCGGCACATCGGCCAATAACAACAGGTTCTTGTTCAGTGCGTACCGCTGATTCCAGAGATACGGCACGACCGCCTTGTCATAGTGCTCGGCGTTCTGCTGGGAACCCGTCCACTGGCTAGTGGGGTTCTTGTACCGCGTGGGAATAACAAACAGTTCGGCCTTGCGGTGCTTGATGACGGTCAAAAGGCATGCCCAAAAATCAGCATGCACCGGGGTGGAGTTCTGGGCCGCCACCGCAACGGCAACTTTGAATCCGTCAGGAAGCTCGCGGGCGTAGCGCGTAGAGGGCGCCCGGTTGCCGTACATGGGGTCGTGGGCGCGAAGGAAATCCTCGACGGTACTTTGGGTCACTGTGGCGTTCCTAGATGAGGAAGGGTCTCGCCCTCTGCACGGCCGCCAGGACTTACGCGGGCAAACGACGGCACTGGCGGTGCGGGCAGAGGGCCAGATAGGGCTAGACTATTCCCCGCGGAGCTTTTTCGCCACTTTGGGGTCGTGGAACCACGCGCGTTTGGGGTTTCTACCGGTAGTGGTGACGAGGTGGTCCTCGAATGCCCCGCGGTGAGCACCTAAATCGGCTTGGCTAATACCGGCCAGTTTGGTGAAATCAAGTTCATAGAGCCAATGCTCCGGACCCTCTTTGGCCATCTTGGCTAAGGCCTCTTTGATCTTACGGGGGACAATAACGTTTCGATCGTGGGAGTCGCGGAAGGATGCGAGAGTGTTACTTTTAGAAGCTGCCATGCGGTTGCCGCCTTGGTCAAATGTTGAAACACCCCGCTCTTGTATCAGCTACCGAAGGGTAAAGCAAGCTGTTCATGAGGACCGGGACATACTTGGGCAAGGCCACCAGAGAAGCTGTCCACGAAATCCTCATCGGCAGCCAACACACTGCGACCCACAGCATGCAAAACGGCGTGGGTAAGCTCGTGCAGCCATGTGTGCCACAACACCTCCGCTTCGAGGGTCGCGTCTAAAGTGATACGCCGCATATCGAAATCACATAGACCTTTGACCAAATCACCATCCTCCGCGGAAACCGGACCCGCATGCATCACTACAGTCCAGGTATAGTTCAAAAGCTTGAATTGCTTGGGAATCATGGCGGTAGCTCCGGCGGGGACAAACCCACGCTACCAGCCGCCTATGAGGCACACCAGACTTGACAATCAGGAGAACGTGAGGCGTCTCTCAAGTCGTTGAAATCCCACGCTAATTATGTCGCCGCATGTCGGGCACTTGATGGAAAAGAGGGTCTTGGGCCCCCGACTGGTAGAAATCCAACATTTGATGGACTCTGCAGTATCGGTCTCCACCTCGGTATGACAACTGCCGCATTCGCCGTTAAGCGTAATCGGCGTGCCTTGTTTTAAAACGTTCATTCGAATCCTGGCACGACCGCGCGGTCACTACATCTACAATTAATCTGGACCCCGGGCCAAATCCATTTCTGAACTGCACTGTCCCACATGCCTTTCACAATGTCGTATGTCTTACCATTCATCGCAACATGGGTCGGTCGAGGCGTAACGCCCGCATGTGAGTGCATCCAGACAGCCTCAGTCAAACCGTTATCCAACCGTCGCGCACGCTCCATTACCGCCTTTGCCTTATTGTTCTGATCCTTGGCGATCAACGACGCACGGCGCCAGGCGATACCAAACTTTTCCTGCAGCCCCTCCGATAGGGTCTTCATGTCCGAACCGGCCATAACCGACTGCCACACCTGCGCCTGTACATCCGATAGGTACTTCTGCGGTATCGTCTTAATCAACCCAACATTCTCCGCCACCACCGCATCAAACGCCGTCGTTGAAGCCTCAGTTGGTCGAAACTTAACGGTAAATCCGGCCTTGGCCAATTTCGCCTTCATGGCACGCTCAGTGGCGTTCTTGCTCTTCGTTGCGAAGTCGCGCGCAATCCTATCCGCCATCGTCTCAACACGCCGCGTCCACGTGGTGCCCCATCGGTTCAAGGCGCGTTGAAGGAGTACAGACCGCGTGGGCGGCCGAGTACTGATTTTCTTAGCGTCTTGAGCGATATCCAACCGTTCGCATTTCTGGTCCCACCATTCCTGTAGGGTCGAACGAACTCCTGGGTGGAGAGACAACGTCTCCAATGCTAGTTGTGGCGCTATCCACATATAGCGGTCATGCTCATAGTTGAGGCGCGGCACAAACGTAGCAGCCAACGGGCACTCATATGTGACGAATCCAACATCATACCCATTCTGCACATCGATTATTTCGGTATCTTCATTCCAGAACGCCGGGGGGCAATGGCCCAGCTCCTCAACACACTCGCGTTCAACAGCCGTCATGAATGTCTCGCCGGCTTCGACGCCCCCGCCAGGCCATGCCCAACCCAAACCGTCGGTGCGGTGTAGCAGCAATACCAGACTCTGAAAACGAAACATACAGCCTGCGGCGTAGCGAGGTGCGGCGTCCATACCTAAGCTAACGCTATCCCCCCAAATCTGGCGAATACGATCTGACATGTCGCTAGCCATCGCCACGACGATAACCTGCAACTCACGACGATACGCCGCCTCAACGCCAGCGTTGGGCCATACCGGCTCGGCAAGTTTGGGTTTTACCATGGCGCGAACAGCCATATGTCAAACAAGAGGGCAAGGATCAGTCCGGCAAGAACGGCTTTTTTCTCTGCAGACATAACAGGCCTCGTACGATAAATCCCCCGGCATGCGACTGCGCGGGTAGTCACCGGAGGCATAGGACGCCGCGCTCCGAGACCAACTTTATGCGCCTCTGACTCAGCCGTCAATCACGAGCCGATAGAGTGGGACACTGCGTGGCTTACGGCCCGAACCGTCGTCCACGGTGGCCACTTGATTAGCCGACGTCGGCGGATTGCCGTCCTTCGGTGGGTAAATGTTCAACACCACACCGTGAAACCAGACGTTGCGATCGGTATGCGCCTGAGATAGCCATTTGACTCGACTGCGCGGACCGATCATACGTTCAGTAAGATCAATGATACGATCGCTAGCCCGCACCCAATGCCCTGTAGCCCAGTGAGGGGCTCCCGAAACACCCCGCAGCCCACTACAACTAGAGTAAGTTGCCCCGCAAGGAGCCAAACTGTTCCTGGGAGCGTAATTACCTTTGCTCTGTCGACGGCCAAGAACCATGCGGCCAACATGAGATTATATGCCGCAAATGTGAGTGCCCATGGACCCCAACTGTCGCTTCCCGCCGCCCTCTTAACCGCGATATCACCAAGAACCTCAAATAGGATAGAGACCGTCAACCAGACAAATACAAAAGCGCTCACGCCCCCATCCCCGGCGGTTTCATCTTGGCCATCTCTTTGGCGCGAGCATGCGCCGTTTCGGCCGTTTCTTTACCGCGCTCATGGTCGGCCTGTTTGCCTTCTTCACCCAAGGCCGCGTCCTGTTCCGCTGGTGGCGGCGGAGCATCACCCTTTAGCGCCGAGTATCCACTACGCTTATCAGTGCGCAACCGTTCGCGCACCTCATCCTGCGACACGATCCCCGCATTGACATACTCTGTATCGCGGCTACCGTCCGCCTTGCGCATCTCGGACTCTTCCTTGTCGGTCGGGCTGTCCAACGGCACCCAGATATGCTTGATCTTGGGGTCAACCTTGCCCCATAGGTGCAACTGAATGATACGCAGCACCGTAGTTAGGTGCTTGTTATAGAACGACTGCTGGACCGACTTGATGTGGTCGTAAAAAACCTTGATCTCACCCTCAGATGACGCGTTCAGACCCGACGGCGTCACCCCGGTGAGCTTGACTAGCGGTATAT